CACCTTCCTATCTTCCGTGATCTGTGTAGCCTCACCTCTAGCCGTCAAAGCCTCCCTACCTGCGTTAGCCTTAGCTATGGATAGCTCCTTTAGGTCACGGAAAGTAACTTCGAACTCCGGATCCTCCTCAAGCCTACCCCTTACCTTCTCTATGAGGTCCTCTTCCAATGAGGTTAGGTTCAGGTAGTTTCTGGCAGCTAGTCTGCCAGTTACCTCTCGGAACTTCCCTAGGTGGTCCGCATAATCCGTTAGGACTGAGATGACTGTCTCCCTACGGAACTTGTACTTCTTTACCATCTTAGTCTGAGTTTCACCCATAGCGTAGTGATAAAGTATCTCAGCTACCTTACCTGGGTTACCTCTACTAAGGCTATTTACCTTCAGAGCTTCCTTTTCCCTCCCAACAGCTTGGATGCTTTCCGAAATACTGTTCATAAGGTCCAGTTTCATCTCCTCTGGGGTAGAATTATTTGCACTCATTATTCCTTTGATAGGAAGTACTTAGGTAAATGTCAATAAAAATAACTGACTTTTTGCTTGACATAAGATTTCGTGGAACATAGAATCCGGAATCTCCACTGGAAGAAGGGAACCCCATCAGAGAAGTAACCATACTGAGTAGTACGGGGAGTCCAAGGACTAAGGTCTATGAGCTAGGTATTTTTTAAAGGGGTGTCTGATGATATAGCTTTCTAGTCTGCGTGCGTCGGCTGACCCCCTCCTCCCCAGTAGCCCAGTCATACGAAATTGCATTCGTTAATCCGGGATCGTATGTTACCAGGTGGTCACTATTATATGAAGGGACTATTTCTTTTCAGTAAACGGAAAGGATTCATTCCACCTTTATCCACAAATGACCCATTATTGAGGGGACGCAGCAGGGCTAGCGGATTACGGAAATTAGGACAAGTAAAGTGCCGGTAACTATATTGAAAAAAAAGCTTGCAATAGTTCGGAGGGGGTGCATACTGATGGAGTAATTGTTCTTTGACAGTCCTTCCGCTAGCTTCCCTCTACTTGATTGTAGGGGTGTATGACGACTTAGTAAAGGGGGACATAGTTGGTAATCTAGCCTCACTCTGAGGGAGTCACAAGCCTCCACAAATAGAGAGTGCCAACATAAATACAAATACTATGACATACTACGAATCAGCAGAAGCTTGCACTATTACTAGGGAGAGAGCCTTAGAGGAATTAATGAATCACGGAATTGATGTTAACTCCGATGATATACAGTTATTCGACCTAGAGGTAGGCAAAAAAGAACACTACGATGCACAAGAGGTGCTTGCGTGGTTAGGGCATTAATCAAATCGCTCACACTTGTAAAGGTGTGGGCTTTTTGGGTGAAGGCATACTGCCTCAAACCAACTAATACAAAAATAAATATACTATGAAGACAGAAATGACTACTTACGAATGTGCTAAAGCTTTGACTCACGATGAATTCGCCTCTTGGAGTCGTGGAGGGGCTTTTGCTTTGGTTGAATACTTGGAGCAATTAGAAGAGGATTGTGGTATGTCGATTGAGTTCGACCATATCGCATTGCGTTGTGAATACTCAGAGTACAAAAGCCTCCAAGACTTCGCAGAGCAATTTTGGCTAACTAGTAGCCAAAGACTAACGAGGGACGAAGTCATCAAGGATTATATTGAACACAGAAGCACCTTGATTGAATTTGATGGGGGTATCATTGTACAAGACTTCTAATCATTCAAACAAGCCTCACCTCAAAAGGGTGGGGCTTTTTGGGTAGAAGCACACGGCTTCTGAACCAACTAATACAAAAACTAAACGATACTATGGAAACTATTCACGACCAATCAGAACTTACCGAAGCCCAAAAGCGGAAACTTATGGTGCGTTTGTACGAAGTACACCACGCAATTTGCCATTGGGAAACCAAGGAAAGGGTAGCCAAAAAATATCTAAGCGAAAGGAAAGCGGAGCAAACAAAAATTAAAAAGCAACTGGACGCTAGTTAATCAAACAAGTCCTACCTCACAAGGGTAGGGCTTTTTGGGTGTAAGCACAACGCTTGCAACCAACTAATACAAAAGCAAAACGATACTATGGAAAATACAACTGATAGTCTAATGCACAATCCAAATGAGACTAAACAAGAGTACGAACTTGTGGAATTAAATCGCAAGATTCAGCATTGGAGGTGCAAGGAAAACGAAGCTAAAATATACCTCTGCGAGAGATTAAGAGAGAAGGCAGAGTTACTAAATCAAATACAAAACATAACCAACTAATACTATGAAAAAATATTCAGCATTATTCTGTCGAAGCGATTCGGCTTATAAGAACCGCCCTACTTGGGATGTGTACGACATTGACCGAAATGCTAGGCACTACAACTCAAGCAGAGCGGTAGTTTGTCACCCTCCTTGTAGGTCTTGGGGTAGGCTCTCACATATGGCTACCCAAGTGCGTGAGGGAGAGAAAGAGCTAGGCAATTGGAGCATAGCGAAAGTCATTGAAAAAGGTGGCATATTAGAACACCCAAGTGGTAGTAGATTATTCAACCACATACCAAAAGAAATAGGCTTTGTCATTGAAATTGATCAGTACGATTTCGGACACGTAGCCCACAAGAAAACGAAGTTATTTATTCACGGAATAGATAGAAGCGAATTACCACCATTACCACCCAAGGATGAATCAATTCACTTATGTGAAAAAGGTAAACAAAGATCCATTTGTGGTAATGTCAAAGGCACTACACGATGCACCCAATACCAAAGGGAGTACACACCTAACGCACTCATTGATTTCTTCGAAGCAATCCTTGATAAGATTGAGGATAGGAAATGGTGGGAAAGGGAGAGCCAAGACAAAGACCTAGCTCGTTGCAGAGCCTAACGAATCAAACAAGCTCCACCTCAAAAGGGTGGGGCTTTTTGGGTGTAAGCATTCGGCTTACGCCAACTAACATAAATAAAACGATACTATGAAAATTGAATTAAAAAAGATACAACACTCTGAGTTTCAATCACAAGAAACTGATTGTTTTCAAGCCGACCTCTATGTAGATGGAAAGCCTTTTGCCATTGTAAGTAACGATGGTATTGGTGGATGCGATATGCATTACAAGCACCCTAAGAATTCTCAAAGTCGTGATGAATTTCACGAACAGTTAGATAGTCTATTTAAGTGGCATAGGGAGAATACTACCTACGAGACTGAATACGACGAAAGAGGATATACTGAAGGCAGTTTAGACATAACAGTTAGTGAGTTACTAGAGGATTATCTTATTACTAAGAGAGTAAAGAGCCTTATGTCTCGCTCTATGATTGTCTTTAAGAAAGACGAAAAGGGCTACTACAAATACGGCAAAAAGAAGTACAATATTACCAAGGACAGAATCGGATGGTTTAACAATCAAATGTGGCAACGATTCAAAGACAACTGGGTATGCATAAATAATATGCCCCTAGACGAAGCGGTAGCCTACTACAAGGCAAACTAATCAAACAAGCTCACGCTCAAAAGGCGTGGGCTTTTTTAGTAGACAAATCCACCCGGAATTGTATTATATAAACGATGCCAAACGATGATGCTGCGAAACGATTCTCGGCACTAATAACAACTAACAAAAAGGAACACAATGTATAACGAACCAGCGAAATCTACACTCGCTTTTTGCCAGTCAATGACTAAGAAGTACCGAGAACTTTTAAACACCGGTGACATAACCGATGGAGTAAAGCGTAGACCTAACCGACAAAAAATATGCGTGGACGCAGAGGCCGAAGCCAGTTGGCTTGCCTTGGTAATCAAACGCATCGAGGGCGAGGAGATGTCCTGGACCCAGGCTGGTAAAGGTACTCCGTGGGAGGGAAGGCCAGAGTCCCTTAGACACTTAGCGATACGCCGCGGAATTTATAGCCCGGAAATATTTAAGGCAAAGAAGGCGCAAGCGAATAAACTAATTGATGCCGAAGCAAAGAGAGTAAATAAGTTAGCTCGAAGCACTAGAAAAAAACTCGAGGATGTTTTAAAGGATAGTACGATTAATGTTGGTCAGTACTTTTCGGCTAAGGGAAGGCTTAATTTGCCTCATATTGATAATCGTGTGAGAAATTAAATCTCATTGGTTGTCATTAACTTACCTAACTTTTGATTGACATAAAAGCTAGGGACTCCTTATATGGAATAAGATGGAAGTTTATAATAATCAAATGCTCCTACATAGTACTAGGATACTTTTATATATTACTTAGATTTTCTGCACACTTTTTAAGTAAAGTTGTGCCTACATAAAACCAACCAACTAAACACATGAAAATACAAATACATACCTACCCTGATGGGCCAGCCATAGGTTTACCTAAGGATGAAATAGTATCAGCAATGGGACTGAGGGGACGATTCTCCGAAACTCGCATTGGGTTACTAGATGCCGGTGATCAGTACATTATGCCAATACAGACTGAGCTAGAGCCTCGCTCCGACACTCAGCTACTGGCGCTTATGGCGCAGCAACAACTTCGGACTTGTTATGTGGATAACATAATGGACGAATCACATAAGACACTTATTCTTATGACCTCTGAGGGATCAACCCTTTGGCAGTACGAGTACGCAAAGAGTGAATACTCTGACCTCGATGCCCTTCGGGATGGACTGAACTTCATCCTTGATCAAGAAGAACTATGAGTCACTTCTATAACTGCAAGAACCCATCAGAGCCTCAATTTGAGGCCGAGGTGGGGACTCCTGCACAGGCTAGGAAAGCTGGAGCAGATGTTTACCCATCAGTCACTACTGTGCTTGGCATAGTTAAAGACCCATTCCTTGATGAGGTGTACAAGCCTAGGATGATAACTGACTTAGCTAGGGAGCATCCTAACAGACCGTGGTCTGACCTAGCAGAAATGGTGTACGGAACTAGACCGCACCCTAAGGATGGTGAGTTAATCCCATCGCACGAATTTGGAACATCTGTTCACGGAACTATTGAACGGATGATTAATCATTACATACTTGGTATTGACGAACACCCTGGTCGATCTTGTTGGGACGAGTGGGCTATGCCCTTCCTTGATTGGATTGATGACAATAATGTACAAGCCCTAGCTTGTGAAAAGGTAGTCAGTCACGGAGGCATAAAGATTGCCGGATCGGTGGACTTCATAGGAATCAAGGACTCAAGAATATTTTTAGCGGACTACAAGTGCAGAGTAAATACAAAGGGTAAAGCTAAACGATACCAGAAGGACTGTTGTCAGCTTGCCATTGAAGCGTATATGCTTATGCATCTACAGAAGCTACCCTATCTACCGAAAATTAGATCCGTGATAGTGGATTGCGATACCGCGGAACACATTCACTACGAGTGGACGGACGAAGAAAGTCAGTGGGGTATCAGAGTTGCCAAGGCAGCCGCGAACCTATACTGGATGTTAAGGATGCAACCAACTGTAAAACAATAATATGAATCCGCTACCAACTGACGCAAAAGAACGCAAGACCTACCCTATTTATTCTGGGGTTATCAAATACTTTCCTCACGCTATAGCCAAGGTATCGCACATAAGTTACCTAGGTAGTTTGCAACATCACCCTGGGCAACCGTTGCATTGGGATCCGGAAAAATCAAAGGACGAACTGGATGCATTGATGCGTCATATGATTGACGGGGAGTGGGACAAGGTAGCGTGGAGAGCCTTAGCAAATTTAGAACGCAAACTTACAGGCAAATGTTCATACGAAAATGGGATCACGGAATGATAGAGATTAAACTTACTGACGCAGAGGTAATGATGTGCAGGCACATAGGACACCTTAGATCCGTAATGTCCCGTACCAATAACGTAAAGGATAGGAAGCACTCGGATATGGCTGGTATGGATCTCGATGCACAAGGCGTTACTGCTGAGTACGCGGTATCAAAGCACTTCAATACATTCTTCGATATGGGACTGAGTCCAAGATCCGGCACGGCCGATGGAACGATGAAGGGCTACACATACGATGTGAAAAGTACTCACCACGAATTTGGAAAGCTACTAGCTACACTAAAAGAAAACCCTGATGTGGATATGTACATTATGTGCATTACACCTGATCGGTGGACTGTAAAGATAGTTGGCTGGTGCTTTAAGAAAGAACTAATCAACGACAAAAACATACAGGACCTAGGATACGGAAGGGGTTACGCACTCGAGCAGCGCCAACTCCGTGCCTTCAAAAAATAACATAATACATAAATACATATGAAAACATCAGATAAAATACTAAACATAATCTATACTCAAATCCAAGAGGACATAAGTTCCGCATGCGAAGATAGGAGTTGCACAAGCCTAGAATACGGTGAGTTACTCAACATACTGATTGAGGTCAGCAAACTAGAAGCTATAAATGAAACACTTCCTGAGCTACAATCATGAGTATATCACAAATAGAAAGTAACGTAGAGCGTATACAAACACGCATCGATATGATCCGACAGGAGTCACGCACACTATCCTTTAGGATAGAAAGGATGCTAGAGCAACGCAAGAACCTCAGCCAAGAGAAGTCCGCACTCAAGAATCTACTTCAAGAACTGAGTGCCGATGTATCTACCTCAGAATAAACTAAAGGAATGGAGGGTTAAGAATAAACCCAAGAGTTGTCCTTTACTGTTACGCGGAACTTCGGACTGGGTGGTGGATCACTGCCATCAGTCCGGTATGGTACGTGGAGTAGTGTCAAGGGTAGGTAACTCACTGCTAGGCAAGATAGAAAACTTTGCATACCGTAGGTGCCAGGTCAGCCAAAAGAATTTACCTAATGTTCTTCGGGGCATCGCTAATTATTTAGAACAAAAGAATCTAGATGTACTGCACCCAGTGGGACTCACACAACTTTCCAAAAGATTTAAAGGCTTGACATCTGAAAAACAGAAAGCCACATTAGTAGATCTAGGGGCAAAACGAATACAACTCATGGAATGTTCTAACGCCTCGGAACGAACCAAACTATTCCGTGAACTAACCAAACATAAATATGGAAAAAAGAACCATACATGAAAAACTACAGGGGATTCAAGCATCCCTTAAAGCTCCAAAGGGGCAGACTAATAAGTTCGGAGGGTACAGTTACCGCTCCGCTGAAGACATACTAACAGCAGTAAAACCATTGCTTCGTGAGAACGGATGCACCCTAGTTATCTCCGACGATATAGTTGGGGTAGAGGGCAGAGTATATGTCAAAGCCACCGCAGTACTAGCTGAAGCTGAATCCGATTACTCCATTCAAGTTAATGGATTCGCAAGGGAATCAGAGACTCGCAAGGGTATGGATGACTCACAGATTACTGGGTCAGCTAGTTCCTATGCTCGCAAGTATGCACTCAATGGACTCTTTGCTATCGATGATACGAAGGACGCTGACGCAACCAACGATCACGGTAAGTCAAAACAAAACAGAACAGAAGTTGACACTATCTTCGAACTGTAACCACAACCACAACCATAATAAATATGCCAGAATACAATAACGAAAACACAGGGGTGTTATTCCCCGAAGCTAACCGTGAGTCCGATTCAGCGCCTCACGCAACTGGAACACTTGAGGTAACCAAACCGGGCAAGTATCGCGCCGCGGCTTGGAAGAACCAAAGCAAGTCCGGTCCAGTTATGAACCTTAGGTTGACTCGTCTTGACGAGGACAAACAACCAGAGCAGTACCGTAGGGGTGATATCCCTAATCAGCCAACTGCTCCCCCATCAGGGGATGATCCTTTTTAGGGCTAATGGGACTCAAGGGGAGGGGGTAAGACCTCTCCCCTTTTTATTCTAACTAATAACATAAAAAAAAATAACATAGAAAGATTATAATGTGGATACTAACAAAACAATTACACACCTCAGCCTTTGTTCAGGATACGAAGGCATTGGACTTGGACTCAGAAGAATTTTCCCAAATCTGCGAGAAATCGCTTACGTGGAGAGGGAAGGATTCGTTGCAGCGAACTTGGTTGCAAAGATGGAAGAGGGCAAACTGGATGCAGCACCTGTGCATACGGACGTTAAGACCTTCCCATACAGAAAGTTTCGAGGATGCGTGGACATCCTCTCTGGTGGATTTCCGTGTCAGCCATTCAGTGCTGCTGGAAAGCGTC